TTATAATGTTGAAAAAAATAAAAAGAATATGGACACTGATAACTACTTAAAGGATGAGAAGTACTTAAAGGATTTGACACAAACTACAAATGATTTAAATGAACTGTATACTAAATTAAAACAAAGTAATGTAGGGTCATTAACGGGTATTCCGGGATTTTTTACATCGAGATTAAATAAAATAATAGATGAAATAAAAACCATAAATGTAAATATAACCATTAAAGAAAAATATCTTTCGGAAAAAACTACTATAAATTTGACAGGAGAAGATCAAACTGTAATTGATACATTGACAAAACGATTTCCATCTTATATTGCATTTGCAGATAAAATAAAGGCATTAATATATCCAACACGAATTACTACAAATGCACAATTACAAGAGATGATAGACAATTATTCCAATGGTAAAAAAATTGGTAAAAAGTCATTTGACGAAATCATGGAAGCCATTAAAGAACAATATATATTGATGACGACCCAAAAATCTTCGCAAACAAAAAAAATAAATTTATTAACAAATGAAGAAGACCAAAAACTCATACAAACCGAAATATGTAAATTTACGGAGAGTGATCCAAATGTTCCGCATTATGAAATATATATTGCATTGAATTTGATTGAAGGTGAAATGAAAAGCACAAATATAAATGATATAAAATGCATGTATAGGAGCATGTATTTGGGAAAAGAATTACAAAATTATTTTACCCGATATAACAAATATGATGCAAATCAACATTTATTTTTATTGTCGAAAAAAGATATTGAAGAAGAAAATACAATGGACAATCTGAAAGTAACTACAGCAAATAATCAAGCGCCCGCCCCCCCTCCACCAGAAACACAACCCAAACCACCCATGCCACCCGCGCCACCCGCACCGCCCACCCAAGGTGGTACACGGAAAAGGTGTTCTTGCAAAAAAAATAAACGTAAAACATATTGCAATAGTAAATAACCCCTTTCCTTTCTTTTCCTTTCCATAAATGAGGGTTATTCAAAATAATTCTTTATCAGATACATTATGATATTTTATAGCAGTTGTATCAATACAATATTCGGGAATGCAGTCATTTCCATTAATGTATTGAAAGTGAATTGTATCATATTGGAATACCGGAATGCATAACCCGTTTTGTTTATCCAGGTTATAGCCTACATGAAGAATCACATGTAATGTTCTATTTTCCATTTCAGGATCTTGATCACCATAACAACTTATATTCTCATTTGCATATTGTATGAGAATAGAATTCTCTTTGTAATGCGAATTTATGATATATAATGCGTTAGAGGATAACTCTCTGGTTTCATTTTGTGTAGTTATTTTTGTCATCTTTTGTGTGGGAATAGAGTTTGTATTCGAAACGAGAGTGGTTTGCATGTATTTGAAAGTATATATAATATTTACTATATATACTTTATTTTGTTTATAGATCAATTTTATGGGGATTAATCAAGTAAAGGCTTAGTGTCTAATAAAATTTGGCAACCCCATTTTTGAATGAGCCGACTTCATTATTAATTTCACCATTTTCATCCACATCATAAATAACACCATTTGTGGGGTCTGTTGTATAATATTCTTTATTGTTTATCATGACAGATTGTACTTCTTCTAATTCTTCCTCTTCTTCAGCCTCTTCGGCCTCACCCTCGCCCTCCTCATCAGCCTGTTCGACCTCCTGTTCGACCTCATCCTCAGCCTCTTCGACCTCCTCTTCAGCCTCATCCTCACCCTCCTCTTCGACCTCCTCTTCAACCTCATCCTCGCCCTGAGCCTCACCCTCATCTTCGACCTCTTCTTCCTCAGCCTCTTCCTCCTCAGCATCCTCGACATCGCCCTCAGTATCTTCATGAGAAGAATATTGTGTGTTTTTTTTATTTTCCAAAAAAGATTCGTCATCAATAATATTCACAATAATGTTAGGTGTCTCAGGTGGTTCTAGTATACAAACATCATCTTGTTCTTCGGATTCCTTCTTGACATAATTTCGCAAAGGTTTCAATTTCTTGGATTTGGGACGGTTCCCAAAAGAAAATGATGGAAACGAGCAAATAATATCCAATAATTTTTTATTGTCAGATTTCAGTTTCTCGATTTCGGTTTTCAATTTATTATTCTTCTTTTTCAATTTTTGATATAAAGGTAATGTTTTCAACAATTTGTAGGTTTCTTTGTATTTTTCATATTGATTCACGCTACAACGAATATCATGAAAAGAAGATTCAATACGTGAGTTCATGTTAGGTTTGTTTGAATTATAAAAAATCAAATATATTCAATAAGATATAGTATATTATAAACAATCTTTATATTTATTGTGTATAATAATTTGTTCAGTGAAAAGGTTAACTCTGAATCTGTTTCCAATCAGAAGGAAACATGTCTCCCATATAATTATGACTCAATACCGGACCAAACCATTGAGATGGATAGCATACTACTTTCTCTGTATTCTGATTAAAATACGCGCCCCACCAACTGAAAGTGCTATTCGCAATAATGTTTGAACGGCAACATGCCATCAGCAACATTTGTTTCCAATCGGCAATAGAATCATCTACTTTTATAAAAACAGTATTGCAACATATATCCAAAGATTGCAATTTTTGAATTAGATTGGAAACGAAATTGTTATCTTCCGCCTCACAAAAATACAGCACACGCACAGGTTGTGAAACATCACCAATTACCCCCATAACATATTCCAATGCATTTTTATAATAATCATAAGATAATATGTTGTGACAATCCTGAATATATTTATAATCCCCCAGTCGAAAATGCATACTAATTGTATAAGGTTCTATTCCCTCTGAATTTACATCTGCAAAAAGTGGATAATATTCATTGCGAACAGTTTCGGTTTGGGATTCCAAACAGATCAGTTTGTAAATCTGCTGTTGTTGGTCCATAAAGTATTTATAACTCTGAAAATAACCAAACAAACGAATATTTTCATTGGATTCCACTGGAGGAATACAAGTATAACTGTGAAAAAAGTTTTCATGAGGATGAATAGACATCAATTCAGTGTTTGTAATACTAGGATTATAAAAATTTGTAAATAATTTAATGGGGGCCAAAAAAGTATTCCAAAATGTATATCGAACAATAGAACCAGTGGTGAGAACTTCGGAATATGGTAATATGATTTTATGACCATCACGTATACCCGTTGCCATTGTGGCAAATATTTGAAACAATTGATTGCCCAACCCACCCATAATATTGCATGTAATCATGTTGTAGTACTATAAAATATAGTATATACTATATTTGCTTTATATTTATTGTATTCCAAAATTATCTTTTACAATCGCATTTTTATTTTTGGTTTGATTTTTTTCGCTTTGTCGTTTTACTTTATACACACCGCTATTGTTATTTGCAGAAACGTTATTTGCATTATTCATATTACCTAAAACAAACAATTCATTGTCTTCGTGTAATTCGGGCAAAATACGCGTCATGGGTTTGTCAATCACCAACAGCATATGTTCGGTTTTCAATAATTTGCGATATTCTTGAATGCTAAGGTTTCCATAATATTTTTCCAATAAAAAATAGGGATTGGGTGCGGGCTTAATATTTTTCTTGTAATTATATACTTTGCTATAAATTTGATTCAATAAATGATACCGTTCGAATTTAGTGGAATCGTCAATGTTCTCTTTCATTAAATATGCAACTGCACATTCCGGGCGACAAAAAGAACCATACCCATAAAGTTTTCCATTAATGTCATGTTTGGGAATATAACATTCGGGATTATCATAATCGTAGGTGCACCAAAAACACGCGGATTTCTTATCTTGACACGAATTCTTATATAAATTAATTTTGATTTTTTTCAATTTCATGTTGATTTCTTTCATATCAACACCACTATTTCCTTGTTCTTTGGAAGCAGAACATTTGGAACAAAGTCCAGCCCCCAGTCCGCTCCCCACTCCTAGCCCCGCACCGACCCCGCCCACGCCCCCACCCCCATGAATTTCGTTATGTTCTGACGCCGATGATTTTACATTGTAACTAGTATTATAAGAATATAATGGATTGTCTTCTCCACTCGGAATGCGCGGAGTCAATGATGAACCCATAAGTGAATCATTATAAGATGAAAATTGCAAATTGTCATGTTGAGTATAAGATTCTACAATTGGAGGTATGCATGGATTGTATTCTAATGGATTTTTTATAATTTTATTTATTTTATTATTGTATTCATTTAAATCGTTAAGAGAACATTTCAAATGAAGAATAATATTTGCAATATTATGATTTTTGGTATTTAATTCGGGTTGTTTAAATACAATTTTACCCCCCTTGGGTTTTCGCCCCCGTTTTTTGGCACACGCGTTACCACAATCAGTTACAACAGGTTTACTTCCATTTCCATTGTCTTCCTTTTTTTTTCGCCCCCGTTTTTTCTTGACCACTTCACTAGTTGGTTCAGCCCCAAGGTCTATACACTCCTGGGATTCCACTCCATCTACAATTGTAATAACTAGTGGGCATAGATTGTCATCCATTACCATATTTTCTTCCATAAAGCACTTTATAATATGTATTTTTGTAAAACTTTATATGTTTTTTATATATGTTTTGGCAATATAAAGATACAACAAAAAGAATACAATACTAAAACAATACAAATACAAATGAAAACAATACATTAATTATGGCAAATCTCCATTCTCAATGCAATACAATACCCTTGGTGGAAAAATATCGACCCACTAAATTCGAGAACATTGTATTAGACGACATAAACCGAACATTATTCGAGAACATATTATCGAAAAAGCATTTCCCCAATTTATTGTTTTATGGTCCACCCGGTACTGGAAAAACCACCACAATCATAAATTTAATCAACGAATTTCAAAATAAATACAATCCCAATGCAAAAGGTACAGTAATCCATTTGAACGCATCCGATGAACGCGGAATTGATATTATACGAAATCAGATTAATCAATTTGTAAAATCCAAAAACCTCTTTGAAGGGGGTTATAAATTCGTAATATTGGACGAAGTGGATTATATGACGAAGAATGCACAACAAGCCCTCAAATATTTATTACAAACGCAAATACACAATGTCCGATTTTGTTTAATATGCAATTATATTTGTAAAATCGACGAGTCCCTACAAAACGAATTCATTTGCGTACGATTTAATCAATTACCAAAAAAAGAAATTTTTCATTTTATAAAAAATATTTGTATGAAAGAGAACATTGGAATGGAAGACGAAAACATCTATACAATTATAGATTTGTATAATTCCGATATTCGTAGTATGATAAATTATATACAATTGAATCAGGTCATGGAGGAAACCAAAGTGGATATTGTAAATTCCAAAATATGGGAGAACATTCACCAACACTTTATTACAAACACCGAGGAACCCTGCATTATTGAATATATAAATAATATAAGTGTAAAATACAATATTGACAAAA